AGCTGTGTTGTAAGAACCTGAAGTATTGCTTTTTAAACTTGAAAAACCAACAGAGGTATTATATATGCCTGTATCATTAGCCATTAAGCCTTGGAAGCCAACAGCTGTATTTTTATAACCAGTAGTAACAGCAGTCAAAGCATTAACACCAAGTCCCACATTGTAGTCACCCGTAGTAATACTGTCTACAGCGCCAGAACCTAGTCCGATGTTAGAGGTGGCAGTTGTAGTAATGTTTAAGCCGTTTATTACAAGGCCTGAAGCTAATTTAACAGTAGTTACTGCGCCATCAATAATATCATCAGTCTCTACTGAGTTACCACCTGCTGCTACAGGTTGTACCTGTCCTATATAACCACCCATTAGCTGATCTCCATAAATGAAAGCATCACATCTAGTTGACCTGCAACTGACCCTTTAGCTTTCAGAACATCTCCTGCTTGCATAACTACTTTACCATCAATAAATGATAGTGCAGTGCCTGCCGGGACTGGTGTGTCCTTACCTGTAATATTAATATCATTAGAGCCATCGTTAATAGCAATCTCAGTATCTACTGTAGTAGTACCTGTATTGGATACGACACCTCCGATAATAACTGTAGTCTTACCTACTGGGACTGTATAAACTGTCGTAAATGCAGAGCCTACTGAGTTAGTTGTTTGTCTTTTAAATGTATTCGTTGCCATTTATATTCTCCTATCCAAGAGCGATTGCCATCGCGACTGCTGTACCTGCTGGATCATCATTACGACTAGCAGCATCATTTAATAATGCAGCTGTCATACGTAACTCACATAAGTCATCAGTACTGAAAGTTTGTGCTGCTGTATTATCTTGAGCTCTAACAGCCGTAAGTGTCTTGGTACTTGTGTTAATACTCGTTACTTTGATAATTTCAATCTTAGTCTCAGTAGCATTAGCTAAAGTTAAGTATGTATACTCCCCACTACTTAATACAGGGAATTCTGTGACATCATTAACTACGATTGAAGTAGCAGTTGCTGATATCGCCCCATTTAAAGTAGTAGAGGCATTATTACTAAACCTGACTGACATTAGCTTACTGTAATAGTCCAGGTAATAGTCATTGAGTCATCCGCACCTTTATTCACTACTGGGAAAACCGTTCGAGCTAACATGTCACCTGCTGAAGCGGCATCGAAAATGCCAGCCTCAGTAATTGCACCAGTACCATCTGTTGCAGCCCATGTACATTCATACTTAATAGTATTATTTACTACTGTGCCGCCTGAGGTACTAAGTACATTTCTGTCTAATTGCGTACCTAATGCCGTATTTGCTGCGGCTGCGGCTGTAGTTCCTGTACCAATAGCCATGTGGGTCATTACTGTATTAGCATTTGCCATTCTATCAGCAACCCAGTTTTTACCTGCTGTTACAACAAGGTTCTCTGTTTCCTGTACTACTTCATTATTTATTGCGATTGTTAACGCACCGGTTAGTGCAAAGTTATCATTAATCATTCTAAACTCCTAGTTTAATTGTGTTCTATTAAATGAGGCACCATTTACTAGCCTCCTCGCTACTCTGGTAACTGTTACCACATCATTCATAGCAACAATATTTCCTTTGTTGCCATAAAAATCTTTATCTACTAGAGCACTGTCATCTAAGGCGAATGCATCTGTGACTACTTTATTAAAAGTTGTCCCTAGTATATCATGTATATTAAATGAATCTGCCGAATCCTTATTTGTATTTTTACCTAAGGCTTCTTGCATAGTAAATACATCAGCCTTGAGCATACTGAAAACATTTATATGTGCATCACCTACACTTATTGAATCTGCTCTACTCTTAGTATTACTTATAGTATTACTATCTGACAACGTTGTAATATCTGCTAATGCTTTAGCGTATACCATTGCAGATAATTCTGCGAAAGTCAGTGTATCAGGATTAGTTTGTAATTCATTATGTATAGTAGCAGCTCTAGCCCCTAAGTATGCTTTGGCTTTTCCATTAAGCTGTTTACTGTTCATTACATTAGAACCTAAAGAACCATTCATAAGGTTCTCATCATAAACAATGAAGTTATCAGCAATCTTTTTGAATATATCAGTGCTAGTAGATTCTGTAAATGTAAGTGGATCTACAAAACTACGCTTATATTCTAATACTCTGCTAAATATGTCAGAGAAACTAAATATATTACCTTTATTACCAAAATAATCTTTATCTACTTGTAAGGCATCATCTAGAACAAACGTGTCAGTTACATGTTTAGTTATAGCATTTAAATACAACTCAGATAAACTAAAGCTATCTGCCTTATTTGGCTCAGATCCTATATAGGGTGTATCCCCCATATTGAAACTATCTGTTGTATCTTTTAAAGTTGCTTTAGCTTGTATCTCTGTAAAGCTAATGGAATCTGTTGATACTTTAGCAGTATCTAATATATTTGCATCACTTAGACTAGTTGAGTCATTAAAGTTTCGTTTAAATGAAATAACGTTAGCTATTACATCACTGATAGTATAACTATCTGTTAGTTTCTTATTGTGTGTCAGGCCTACTATATCTGTAAAAGCAAAAATATTACCTTTATTTCCGTAGAAGTCTTTATCTATCTGACTTAAATCATCTAAAGTAAACGCATCGTTGAATGTTCTTCTGTAACTAACTTCATTAATGAAAGTGTCTGCTATAGATATTGCATCTGCTTTTATTGTTGAGAAAGCATTACTATATAAGTCAGGTACAGATATTGTCTCTGTTAGTATTTTCTGTAATACATAAAAGTGGGCATCTGCTAAGAGATACTCATCAAATAGTATTCTATTTTTAGAATCAGGATCTGTCCATATCTCAGATGCTACGGATAACTGATATTCTGTTTGTGCCTGTACGAGTTCAGTAGTAGTCTGAGCTTGTATGCTCTGTACACTAATTGTGGCACGTATAGCCATTACTAGAAGTCCGCTCTAACCTTGAACTTTAGTTTATCAAATATGGTAAGTTTCTTACTAGCAGTGTCTTCTATTTCGATTTCACCTTCGTAAGTACCAGCATCAACATCTAAAGTCGTGGCATTCCATTGCATAAAACATTTACCATCAGTATATGGTGCGTGCATTCCACATACCATGGTATCCAGTATAGATGTACTACCTAGTAATCTAAAGTGTACTCTTACGGTTTGTCCAGTTAAATCTATGGCTAGCCATGTAGTAGGGTCATCTTCATCAAGAGTTTTTCCTGCTGCTGCAGTGTTAGAGTCGCGTAATGTGAAATTTAATTCAGGTTTAGCGTCCCCGGATACGAGGTTGATCGTGTCGTAATATGCCATTCAGGCCTCCAATATTTAACCGACTAGTCGGGTTGTTCTCAGCATTTGGTATGCAATAAATTTGTCTTTAGTATAACAGTAATATTTTAAATAAACCCACTATCTATTAATTTAGTATTCGCATCAAGATTGTCCGGGTTACGTAATCCCAATAGGTTAATCTGTTTACAACTTTCATTAAAACGTAAGTAATAAGTATTGTTCTGTGCTTTGATATCACCGCTAATAATAGCGTGTGTTTTATAAGCTACGTAATTTATTAATGCCTCTGTATACAGTTGAGGTAATGATAGGTTAGTCGTTATTTTCTTTGCTAATGCAGGCGATGCTGCATATACCAAACGCATATCCTTTCTACCGTCACTGTCAGTGCCTTTAATAGTTACTTTAGATGGGTCTTTAAACATGACAGATACATTTGTATCTACTTTATCTACTAATTTAATCTTATCATTATTAATGGAGATCTCTTCACCGTCAACGAATGTACAGCTAATCGCATGTAGGAAGTCATCAGGTAAATTAAACTCTTCACCGGCTAAAGCAAAGTCTAATTCCATATCTTTCTGCAGAATATTAAACTTCTTATGTAACTCGATATTAGCTAAATTAATAAATGATCTTAGCTTATCTCTGTTTTTCTCTTGTACAGGTGTAGCTGCTGCAGCCCCTGGAGTCATATCACCTACATCTGAAGTAGACAGTTGTTGTATTTCACCATTTACTAGAAATTCAATGTATTCATAGACCTTCACGTAGTTACCCCAAATAAATAATTATTTACCTTATCATACCACGTTATTTTATTTACATGTCGAGATTACACAAAATAAGAGCTTTCCCCTCTATCTTCAGGCTCTTCGTCATCCCATAACATACTACCATCTACACTATGTTCATCAGTAGATACTTCACTAGGTTTCCATGCGTTAAACTCACCTAACATAGATATATTATCTAACTGATCATCATGTTTAGACTTAAATCCTTTTATTGTTGCAAGTTTTATTTCATCCATCATTTCAATTAATTCTTCAGAGTCTTTAAGCTCTTCAGGAAACCATATCTTCCCAGATTTAAATAGAGGTACTGCGGTCTGCTGGAATCTACTCATCTTATCTTTATTAGGGCGTATACCTGGTGAGGTCTTCCCACGTCCAGATGCAAGAGTAAAATAGATATTACGATTCATCATCTCATTCTGGATCCACGCTATAAAGCCTCCCTGCTGCCCCGTCACCTCCACACCTACTTCCTGTGGGCGATATTTCTGAGCTAACTTAAACAATTCATCTATAGATTTATCCATCAAAGCTTTCTTACAGAAACCATCTACCCATAACCAGTCACCTTGATTATTATAAGCCCACACGTTAATCGTACTAAAGTCTGCACTTTCCTTTTCAGAAGTAGCAAAGTCAGTCGTAATATAGAAGTTAAATGCCCCCATATTATTCTTAACATTAGCATGCTTATACCAAGTTAAATCACCATCCTTGATCAGACGTTCTTCCTCAGACATAATCCTGAGCATTAGCTCCTGATTAAAACTGTCTAATTTACCAGCACCTCTAGATTTATCATACTGGCTCTTTACATACTCATAGTTA